TCATTCTATGTTTTTAATTTGTTTAGTATCGACATTATATACACAACTATTACTCCCTTTTATTTTTGCGCCAAAAGCATTTTTACCTCGGTATACCATCGTTATAATAAAATCAGAAGAGTCTTTTTTAGATTGCAAATAATAAGTATTTACATGATCAAAACTTTCAGGATCATTCATATTGTTCTTTATTATTTCCACAAATGGAGGTAAAGATCCGTCCCAAGATGATAATGATTTTAATAATTTACTTTCCTTAGTAACTATTTTAGGCGCTACATAATCAGGATCCTTTCCTAGCAAAATCATCAAAGATTTAATACTATCTTTTAATGCTAGATATTCAGCATCAGTTCTAAAAACAAAATCTTTCCTATATAGCGAATCTAAAGCTGTTAGTGCTGAAATAGTATCAGAGAGATTAACACTTCTTATTTTATCTCTAAAAGCATCAATTTCTTTAGGTTTATCTAATAAATTCAAAACACCTCCTATTCCAAATACACAAAGCAGCCAAAACCACCATTTTTGGTAAAATTTATTTTTACTTCTCATAATTTTTAGTTCTTGATGACCATTTCTCTTTGGTAAACTCTTTTTACCTCTTTTAAATGGATTGGTTTAACTGGGTTAAAATCGTCGTTCTGAGATCTTAAATATATGAAATCATCCTCAATTTTAACAAACTCTTTTAAGATAATACCTTCTATAGTCTGGAACACGTAAACCCTACCTTTTACCAGATGATTGAAATTTTCAATGGGGGTACCAACAAAATACTCTCCCGGGACATATTCTGTCAACATACTTAACCCGTCGATCTCGAAAGCAAAGCACTCATGGCCGATAAAAGGGAAATAAACCTTTTCAATATTTTGGGCCATTAAAACATTATCTCCGTACCCCTCTAAAAATCCGCCTTGGGCTTTAATAGGCACTACCCACATGTTAGGTTTGCCATCACCAAGGAATCTAGCAGGCTTAACATTAGACTTACTTAGATCATCTCCCCATATTTCATCCTCTGACATGCCTAGTCCTTTTGTAATCCTAACAACCTGCTTGTAATCCAGCCTGTCTTTCTTGAACCACTTATGAATAGTATCCCGGCTAATATCAATCCTATTAGCAGCTTCAGTAGCCGACATATTAAGCTCTGCAAGCTTTTTTTGAAATTTTTCTCCTTGATAATCAATCATGTACAAAAAAGTGTAAGTTTTAAACTTACTATTACTTGCAAATACGGACAAAATGCCCTTACTTTGTGTAAGTGATTGTAAGTTTATATTTTCAAATGCAATGCAAAAGTAACACTTTCAATCATACATAGTAATATTTAGTAACTTTTAATAATACAAATGTATGGTAAATGACATTATAATGACAGGAATCCCAAGAAAAGCAAAGATAGTATCCGAGCCTGTCAGAAATATTGTAAGGATGCTTGATATTGACCAATACACCAAGGTTAATAATTATGGATACGCCAAAAACTTAAAGCTTTCCTTGTCAAAAGAATTCCCAAAACGTGAATATGTTATTTGGAAAGACAGTTCTAACATTTTTATCGGGAGGATTGCATAATGGAAGAATTAATACCATTAAACAAAGAAAACCCTAATTCCCCTGTGTCGGCTAGGGATTTGTACGAATTTTTGGAAATAAAAACAGAGTTCTCAAAATGGTGTACACGGATGTTTGGATACGGGTTTACAGAAGGCGAAGATTACTCGCTAGTCAAAATTGGCGAGCGATCAGCTCACAACAAAATCGATTACGCACTAACATTAGATTGCGCAAAAGAAATTTCAATGATCCAACGATCTGAAAAAGGAAAGATAGCTAGACAGTATTTTTTGGATTGCGAAAAGATAGCCAAGAAAGCTGTAAACCAAAACCCGGCAGAACTTAGCCGAATGGACATCCTTAAGCTTGCAATGGAAGCCGAAAAGGAAAACCAACAGCTAAAACAGATCGTAGAGGTTCAAGAAAAGAAGCTAGAGAGAAAGTCAGCTTTAGAAGCTTTCGCCGAACATCTTACTGATGAAGAGGTTTACACAATAACATCTACCGCTATAGCTGGTAGATTAGGATTTAGATCCGCAAATGAGTTAAATAGCCTTCTAGTTGATTTAGGAGTGATAAAAAAGTTATATCCTGATTATAACATGACTGCTAAATATTCAGGCATGAAATACGGCAAAAGGGTTGTTGTTCATGAAGTTGGGCAAAACAAATATGAAGCTTTAAGATGGTCTAGCTTAGGCGAAGCATTCATTGTTAACAAAATTCAAGGTTTAGACCGTACGAGGTATAAAACTCAAATCATCCCTTTAACAAGTACTATTTCAGTTATAAACTAATTAACAACAAAACACATAAACAAAATGCACAATCAAACAATAGCTAAAAGTCTTTTAGACGGCACCATATCACCCAGACAGGCCTATGATATGATAGAATATCTGTACGACAGGGTTACAGAAGAAAATACTTCTACTATACAAGAAGATGAGTTTTGCGAGATAGATTCAATACAATGCTTCCACAACCTAGCCGCAACATGCTGCCATAAGGATTTTAACCCTAGTGAAATAACATTCAACGGCATAGAAGATATAAAGACAGACGTAAAAGAGGTATGGATCATACACGCATTATTAACTCCATTCTCGTTTGCTAATTATTCATCGGACAGCGATCATCCATTTAATGATAAGTCGCTAGAGTATGCCGCCCCTTTTTAAAATCTAAAACACTTAAATATCAAGTAATTAAACAATCTGCGATAGGTTGTCAGGCGTTAGCTATGCCTTTTAAAATAGCTTTTGATTGGCGCCATGGTCGGTGTGGGTGAGGTTCGAGTCCTCAGCCAATCACATTTAAAAAGTTCTTTGACATATTGATTTCCTTGACAGAAGCGGATGAATGGTAACAACACGCGTGGAGTCTAAAATAACACCGATTTGAGGAAGTCGGGAGCTTGAAATACAGCGAGCTAATAAACCTGAATATTCAGTTAGGTTAGTCAATTATAGAAAAGGCAAGGTGGCGGAAAAAGTTTCTTAAAGGGTTGAGGCTCTCAATGAGAAACTAGGTAGACGCATCAGCTGATTTAATCAGCGGAATAGCTACAAGACTATGTGCGGGTTCGACTCCTGCCCTTGCCACAAAAAAATGCCCAACCTTTTGGCGGTAGTCTGCAGGCTAAATTTAACACATCTGAAAACCGCCATTCTTTTAAAATCAAATCCCTAATCATATGGAAGAATATATAGAAGAAATTGCCATGAGGTCAGCTCTTAAGGTGATCGAATGGGAAAACGACTCGAATAAGAAAAAATTCAAGTCTAAACTACAGGTTACAAGAGCAGATATAATAAAAGCTTTTGATTTATCTACCTACTCAAATCTAGTAAGAAAAAAAGGGCTTAAGCCGGTAAGACAAGACGGCCAATCTTCAAAGGTTTACTTCGACACTGCCCAGGTTCTTAAGCTGGTACAATTAAGTCACCATTAATAAACTACAATATGAAATACTTTAAGAGACAATTCAAGCGGTTAAAATACCGCTACGATCTATTGACTGATCAGGAAAAGAAGTCATTCAAAATGGACATTTTAGAGTGTATAGGATGCGCATTCATGATGGCAGCTGTTATCGCTATAATGATCCTTAGTATTCTACTTGAAAATAGTTAGCCATGGGAATTTATAAAAAGCTTTTTGAAATACAGAAGTCAACACGTGGCTTCCAAAAGGATAAGAAGGGAAATAATTACGAATATGTTTCCGGGACCAAGATCCTAAACCATATCCGCTCAAAAATGGATGAATTAGGAGTTATTCTCAAACAGGAAGTATTGAGTATTGAAAACGAAAGGATGGATTACAAGACCGGCGTTAACACTCAGTTTGAAAAACCTAAATCTGAGATCCTGTCTAAAGTAGAAATGCGGTTTACGTGGGTTGATGTTGACACCGGAGAACAGGATTTAAATTTATTCGGGGCCAATGGCCAAAACGATTGGGACAAAGGTGTCGGAAGCGCACTGACTTATGCAGAGCGTTATTTTCTTCTTAAATACTTCCATATCCCTACAGATGAAGATGACATAGACGCTTTGCCGCCTAAAGACTCCCCTACAGATGAAGATGACAAGTCTAAGCTGAAACCTTTAAATGATAAGGCTTTTAACGCGGCATTGGCTAGAATAAATAAAGGGGAAAAGTTAGTTGAAAACATCAAAAAGGAGTTTAACCCTACAGCTGCTCAATTAACCACATTGGTAGCCGCTGAAAATAATTACAAACCTAAAAATTAAAAGATATGCAAAATGAATTTCAATTAGAAGTATCAACAGATGTTTTGTTGAACCTAAATAAGGACTATATAGGCAGTTTAGTAGAGCAGGCTAGACTAAACCTATCAGATGGGCAAATAGATGCTCTTAAGCTATTGGTTACAGCTAAAAAAGGACAAGAGTTATTCAGTCAACTTGAAAAGACAGTTCGCCCATACGCAGAAGCTGAAACAAGATTAGGTAAAGGCGAAGTGTACAAAAAGTTTGGTTGTGACATTACTGAGCGGATGACAGGAGTATCTTACGATTTTACCAATTGTGATGATGCCGAATGGAACGAACTTTCTGCCCAGATTGAAGCACTGGAAAAAAAGAAAAAGGAGCGGGAAAAGTTCCTAAAGACTATCACCAAACCAATATTTGATGAAAATGGAGTACAAATAAATCCTCCTATTCACAAAGGTAAATTAGGGCTTGCAGTATCGATAAAATAATGGCAAGCTGGAAATTACACAAGTACTACCGCGGTGTCGCGATACCTCAGATCAAGGACAGGCTAAATCAATTAAATGTCTGTCCTTTTTTATTGGATGAAAAAGACACCCACGTACTTGTAAAAGGCATTACCAAAACCAAAACTACAGCCAAGTTAACTAACAAAGATTTTTTACTATTCCTTGAAAAAGTATGGTGCTGGGGCGCTCACCTTGGTATTTACATTTCAAACCCAAACGAAGAAGAGATATGGAAAATATTTTAAACGAAGCTATGTCTATAATCTATGAAAATAGACATAAAGGCACTTTTTTAGTATGCATTCAGACAAATGTATCATCTATAGATTTTACTCATTTTAGCGAAGATCATAAACTAATTAAAGAAATCAGGTCTTACTTTGAGGGAGAACTATCCGAATATAATGGGGAGCACTATTTCTCTATTAAATCATTCATTCCTGAACTAAAAAAGTATATCAATTCATTTTAATAACCTAAATCATGGCAAAAATAGACAGATTCGAGTATCTAAGCAACGATCTCGACAAAAAGACACCTTACAAAATAGTTTCTCCTAGAATATCTAGAGTACCTTTCAGATTCGCTTCTCAGGAAGAAGCTTTTACGCTTTTTAATAAAATTACAGACGGTGGAATATGGGCTATTTTAACTTTCAATTGTCCATCTAAGTTGACCTGTAAAATACTTAAAGCAGGTCCGCAATCAAACTGCATTTTATTGGAGGAATAGATATGAGCAAGTTAGGATTCACATTCTACCCTAAAGATTGGTGGTCGAGTGATACCTATTTTGACCTTACTCCTATCCAAAGATATATCTACCTAGAATGTATTTTTTTGATGTATTCCAGAAATGGCACTATGGATTCTGACAAGAATAAACTTGAAAGACGATTAGGGATGCAAATTAGTCAAGATGACTGGAAAGAGATATCAAAGAACTTTGTAGATGAAGGTGATTGTTTATCATTGAAATCTGTTGACAACAGAATGAAAAGAGTAACAGCCAACAGAGAAAATGGTAAGAAGGGCGGAAGGCCAACAGGTACACAGCAGCAGATAACAACAGTTACAGGTAAATCAGTTCCAAACAATCTAACAAATGGACATTTTGTTTATTTGATTCAAGATATTCAAGCAAATCAATGGAAGATTGGCGAAACAAAAAACCTAAAATCAAGACGACTTACGATCAAAAGGCCAACAAAAAATTTATTGATATACGACTATGCTATTCATGATTTTGAAACATGTTATTCTATAGAAAGAAAGGTTTTATCTGAATTTTCTCATAAGATAATATCCGGTGAATGGCTCGAATTAGATGCAGATGATTTATCAAAAATACTTTGGCTTTTCAATGGTTATAATAACCCAAATAACCATAACAATAACCCACCTTTAGAAAGAGAAAGAGAAATAGAAAGTAAAAGAGAAATAGAAAGTGAATGTGAAAAAAAAGAAGAATCACACGCACCAGTTTTTCAAAACTCATACGGTAAACAGCCAATTGAAAATTTAAAAAAAAATTGCGCGGGCCATTCAAGTTGGCTCGATTCGATAGGTATGAAAAATTCGCTTTTGCCCCATCAGGTTTTGGAATGGTTCGAAGCTTTCGTTTTGCATCTTCTTTCAACTGGAAAGACTGAGGAAACAGAATCAGAATTTAAGCGATACTGTTCATCCTGGATAAGCTCAGAAATACGCCAAGGCCGAACGCCAAAAGTTGAAAATCAATCAAAGGATGCCCCTCCAAAAACAGCAAATCAAATCGCACAAGAAGTAATTATAAAAAAATATGGAAACAGGATTAACCAAGGTTGATAAATACCTCGCACTCCAAAAAATGGAAATGTGCATTGAAATGCTAGATTCCCCCATGGCACGAGATTCTGAACTTTTCGACATTGATACTTTCGCGCTTCCGGCTATTACAAAGGCTCAATCAGATTTAGGGCTAAATACAAAAGAAGAAAAATTTGTTCACCTACTCGATAACATCGCCAATGAAATAAAAGTATCTGTTCCGAACATTAGACTTGCTGAAATACCAATAGCAATACATAAAGGCATTTTAGGCGATTACGGAGATTATTTTGGGTTAAGTATAGTTACAGTCATAAAGTTTCTAAAAAGCCATTACACAAGCGGAAAACGTTATGAATTGGCAAATGCATCCAAACCAAAGGAGAAAGAAAAACCAAAACCATCAAAAGAGGAAATGGATGCTATCGGAAAACAGCATTTGTTAGAAAGTTTTGAAAGGTTCAAAGTTGATCGCGAACTGGGTTATTCAGCTGTATATCTGTACCGGTATCTTAATGAAGATTTCAAAGTAATATCATTTACAAATGAAGTCAAATGGAAGATATATTACAGGGCAATTTTGGGAATAAAAAACCAGCGTGACACCGGCACCATAAAAACCGTAATCAACAACATTCCAAAAAAAGACTTTGACTTGCTCAACGAATTTTTGAAAGAATACCCTGACGAAATAGAGTGCGCAAAAAAAGTAGCATTTACCATCAAGAAAAAAGAATTGCTGATTGCGATCAAAAACGAATCGGAACGGCTTGCATTGATCAGATTTTACAATGATCTTGTCGAAATGGAAACAGAATTAAAAGACTTAATCGAATAAACAAAATGGCAAATAAACACGATTTAGAAAGATCAATTTTAGAACTGCAAGGCAAACGCAGCCAGCTAGGACTGAAGAAACAAAAAATACATGCTGACCTTAGCGAAACCAGGGAAATGCTTAAGGTAGTAAAACAGAACCATGAAACATTTGCTGACTTGGTTATGCGAAAGAAAAACCTTACCGCTGATCTTGACGAATGCGAATTAGAGATAATGAAGCTTAAACAGGATATCAAGAAAAGGCAAAACTTAAAAGTTGAAGCTGGCGACATTTTCGGTAATTCAAATAAAACGGCTATAGTGAAACTTACCGTTACTCGTGATCACTATCAGCAGTTTGCCAGTGACAAAACAAGAGTTTCAAGTATGCGAATTATGGCATCTGAAATTGCAGAGAAACTAACCCAAATTTTAAAAGAAATAAAATAGCAATGGAAAGAACTTTAGAAAACGTACACGTAGTTATCTACAGTAAAAAGATGCTTAAAGAAGCTATCAAACGCTTAAACAACAACGGACAAAACATTGAAACCGATATCATGTGTGATTATGAATTTCATGGTAACGACCTGCTAATCTACCACGAAGGTATGTTTAAGGTTATACAGTGCCTTCCTACACATCCTAATCACGAAATTACCTTGAATGATCTATGTGAAATGATTATTGATCAAGAGTCGAAGCCTAAAGAATTAGAGATAGGTAAGTGGTATTACGTATTATCTGTTAATTCACTGTTTTTTTTGGAAACAATAAATAATAGAAATGAAAATAAGGGGTATGGTATTTATTACGGAAATTGGAACGACAATAGACAAGATTCAGCTTATATGGGTAGATCTAGTGAAGTTTCAAATTTTAGGGAATTACTTCCAGAAGAAGTTGAAAAATATCTTATACAGGAAGCCATAAATCGAGGGTTTAAGCAAGGAGTATCATTCATATCTCCAAATGGTAAATATAAGTACACTGCTGAAAGCAATGAGTTTAAGTTTGTCATTGATGACCCAACATACCAAAGACTTATGATTGGTGATCATGCTATTATGGTAAATGGTAAGTGGGCAGAATTATTGGATAATCCAAAAGTAAAAATGGGAGACTACGTTGTCACGTCACTAAAAAATCAGCCAGTTCCCGGATTTTCAGTTTACCAATTGTCAATTCAAAATTCTGTTGATATTCTTAATAATCCCGACACTCTTTACGATTTCAAAGTAATCGATAAAGATGAATTTGAAAGATTGAGAAAGGATGCGCTATGTGGCAAACAATAATTGGAAACACCCCCAGTAAATCAAACTGCTACAAGATCATCACTCTATCTGGACACGGCTCATTAGCCAAAACACCTTCTCTCAAAAAGTACGAAAACGACTTCTTTATCCAGTGTAACCATTATCGAAACAAAATGATAAGTGGTTACTTCGAGCTTTACATAAAGGTTTTTTATCCCTCACAAAGATCTGACCTTGATAATAGCTTAAAGATCGTACTCGACTGCTTACAGAAGGTAAAAGCTATCAAAAACGATAATAAGTGTGTCAAGATCGTAGCAGAAAAATACCTTGACAAATTAAATCCAAGAATCGAATTTAAAATAGAATCAATATGAAAATTATTTCAAAAATATTATTGGCGATTGCCATTATAGCCTTGTTGTCATTGGCTTTTTCCTGTGGTGAAGATGCTATTCAATCTGAACAGACTAACAACAGTAATATTAAAATCGACCTCCTTTTTGAAAAAGACGGATGTAAGGTGTACAGATTTAAAGATTTGTATACAGTTTATTGGAGTGATTGTAGAGGGCGAACCGAATACAATTACACTGTAAAAAGTGGAAACACCACCACTACCAGGAAACAACAAACTATTTGTAACTAATAAACTGTAATCACATGTTTTTAATAAAATTAATTGTAGGAATTTTTTGTTGTTTTTTAGGCTTCCTAATCGCATATGGTATAGGCAATCTTTTCGGATTTGATTGGAAGTGGGTATTTGTCGCTTTTGGGCAAATAACATTTGTAATAAGATTCCTTAACTCAGATGATTAAACGCAAAACATCAATATGCGTATCCTGTGGAAATACTAGACAGATATACGCAAAAAAGATGTGTTGTTGGTGCTACGAAAAGCAAAGAAAGAAAAATCCCCTACCCAAGCCTAAAAAGCCGATCCCAAAGCTTAGCAAAACTCGAAAAAAAGAGCTTCCTATTTATAGTAAAAAAGCAAAAGAACATAAAGAGAAATACCCATACTGTCAGGCTAAACTTGAAGGATGCACCCATTTTACAGAGGAAACACATCACATGAAAGGAAGGGGTAAATATTACCTAGATGAAAGTACTTTTCTTTCCCTTTGCAAAAACTGCCACGACATCATAACAGAACATTCAGCCTTCGCAATCCGTGAAGGCTTTTCTATTTCACGACTAAATAAAGAGCCATGAGAGTATCATGTGAACATAAAGAAAAAATAATTGAACTCAGAAAAAGCGGAGTTCAATTTCAAGAGATAAGCGAGCAAACAGGCATATCATACAACACAATCAAAAGCATTTGCTATAGAAATGGCGCTTATCGGCAAAATGTAGTAAGTATGAAAAAGCAAATGGAGACTGACAGATTAACTATGACCTCCAAGGAAGTTGCTGCTAAATACAACAGAACCATAAGATCAGTTAACCAAGCTACGCAAGATAGCCCATTAAAAGATAAGTTTAAGTTTCCTGCTGGCAAAAAGCCTAAACCGACTAAGGTAAAAAAGGAAAAAGTCATATCTGAAAAGCCAAAGCGAATACTTAAAAAGATTGACAAACAGCCTGCAGGAGTTAAAGAGGATCTTCTTCAAAAAATGAACAAAGGAGAAATCAAGCTTCTGAAAGGCGAAACAGTATTCAAAACCAAGGTTCACGATGTCACCAAGCAAAGGCAGATAAGCCTACGTGATCCAAAGAACACAGTCATTTTCGTAAAGATGTCGGATACCAGATCTGACGAAGAAATAAGAAATCAATTTATAAATCGGTAACCAGCGCCTTACTGGCGCCTTTAAAAGAAAAGAAGATGGAAACAGCAAAAGAATTTTTAGAAAATCAAGGATGGTCAAAAAATGACAAAGGCACTTTTGATTTTAATGGATTATGCGAATTACTTGAAAAGTACAAAAATACTCAAATCCACGATTTCGATTCCCTATCTGAAAGTGTATTGAAATACATGAGCAATAATCATCACCCCCACTGCGCAATGATAGCCACATCAACAAATGTACAGGTACTGGAAGGATTAAAATCAACAGGGGAAACATTTGAATACATTAAAGACTGATTTTAATGGAATTATTAAATAAAATATCAGAAAAGGGATTCTTCTACAGAATAGAAAATGACGAAGAATGTGTATACCTAAGCATAATAGACAGACAAGTGTATCCTAGAATATGGTCTGACAACGTTATTTCAGGTGACTTTAAAATTGAATCTGAAAGCGATGAAAATTTTATTGAAAGAACATTTATCTCAGGTAAAGATTGGGCACAAAGGTGGCACGGCGATACTATTGACGAATGCCTACAACAGGCTGAAAAGTGGTTTAATTCATTACAATAAACAAGTCATTAATCATGAAATACGAAAAATATCTACAGGACATTGATAACGCATTAATGTCGATTATTGGACGTAAACTAAGCGAATCCAATAAAAAATTAGCAAGGAAGCTATATAATCAAAGATACAGTGCTCAGGATGCTGTATCGGTTTTATTAACGAAAATATAAGGAAAGATGGAAAAGAAAATTTTAATGCAATTATTCACTGATTTTTCTATTCAGAGTGGCGCAACATACGAAAATAGGTCCATAGTGGATAGTGATTTTGATGAATTAGCTGATTCAATCATTAAACTTCATTTAGAAAAAACTAAAGATCTACATGATGAAAACTATGAATTGAGAACCTTTTATGAAGACTCTATAATCAATGGCGATAGATAACAATCACTAAAGTAAAGTAGGCTATGACACCAAAAGAAAAAGCAAATGAACTCGTAGAGCGATTTTTCAATGACTATGATGCAGAAATAGTTGGTTGTGATCATGCTCAAATTGCAGCTATTGATAATTCAAAAATAGCAGCAGAGGAAATAATAAGTGAACTTGAAAGCATCGGTATAAATTCAAACTACTGGCAATCTGTTCTAAAAGAACTAAATCAATTTTAACCATGAAAAGCAAGCAAGAAGTAATACAGGAAGCGTGGGAACAGTGGAAGCCTTGTAGCGGGTATGAGGGTTTTTACGAGGTTTCTACATTTGGCAACATCAGAAGTATTCGTAAGAATAAAATACTAAAGCCAACTAAAAATAAATATGGCTATTGCAAAGTCAGTTTAACTGGCGATAATTCCTACAAAACTGTTAATGTTCACCGAGTTATTGCGCAAACGTTTATCCCTAACCCAGAGAATAAACCTCAAGTAAACCATAAAGATGGTAACAAAGCAAATAATCGCGTAGACAACTTGGAATGGTCAACTCGTGAAGAAAATATGCAGCACGCTCACTTAAATGGTTTAATGAACTTGCCTAGCGGTAATCGTCATTGTTATTTTAACATCAAAAGCGATTTACACCCGAGAGCAAAAGCATTAATCAATGTAGAAACTAAAGAAATTTACGGATGCATAAAAGATTGTGCAAAGGTCTTGAATATTAAAGAAGGTACATTGAGAGGGTGGCTTAATGAGCCTAGAATCAATCCAACCAAAATAGTGTATTTGGATTATTATAAATCCAACAACGGATGGACACGTATAGAGAGTGAAGAGGATTTGCCGAAGGATAGAATAGACATTTGGGTTATATCTAATGGTAAGGTTTTTTATTACAATGATTTTGAACCTGATAATGATAGGTGTAAAAAATATGTCTGCGAAAACTATTCCCACTACCAACCCATCATCAAACCCGAAGCCCCTATTTATTAACCCTTATAAATCTTAAAACAAATGGAATTCAAAGGAACAAGAGGTATTTGGCGTATGTGTATAAGTGATGATGGCGACTTGGTTTCGGATGTTAAACATCTTGCCCCATCAAAAATTGTATGCCAAATACATAAACACAAATCTATTGAAGGCAGGGCAAATTCGTTACTTATCAGCAAAGCCCCTGAAATGCTTGAAATGTTGAAGGAAGCTAACAAGGTAATCGAATGGTACATGGATAATGCTAAGCCTGATGATAACCATACAGATTTCTTCAATATAGGCATGAATCAGCGTACACAAATACAGGAACTAATCCAATCAGCAACCACAATTTAAATCTTAAAACAAATGAATAACAAAATAAAGAAGCTGACACCTCAGCAAGCAATAGAACAAGGGTACTTATTCTTTGGCTACAAAGGGTTGGAATACCAAACACTAAACGACTTATCAGACATTACAGATGAAGATATTGAAAGAGGTGTTTGTTTGTTTTCCAAAGAATATACAACGCCGACCTGCCAAGAAGATATTCAAACATTCTTAGCAGATCATATCCAAGATAATTGGAGTTCAGAAACTCAGGACGACACAAATGACGTATACGAAGCCATTATGGCTATCGATTTGAGTGACATCGCTGACAGAATCAACAAGGTTCTTGAAGATAAAAAGTACTATACTTTGACCGATATAGAGTTGGTCAAAGAAGAAAGCGAGGTACACGGTGAATAACGAAAAGTTCGAAATATTCATGGGTAGATGGATATTCGTTACCCTTATACTTTGGGTTATGACTTTTATCGGCTTTGTCGTGATAAATAACACACCTAACATTACCCAATGGAATGACATACAAAGAGGAAATTTTGGTGGATTCCTAATTTTCTTCGCTGTATTAACTGGAATTATAACCGCTATATCTGTAGCAGATAAAGACTAAGATAATGAATAACGAAAAGAAAGCGCCAGTACGGCAAATAAAGTTTCGTGGCCTTCGGGTGGACGGTAAAGGGTTGGTTTATGGTGATTTATTAACAGGCGTAGGATATTACAAAAAAGGACGTTTTTACATTCTTCCTACGGTTGAGAATTTAGCTAGTATTGAAGGATGTCACCCTTTGGATGGATTGGAAGTCATTCCCGAATCAGTGGGCCAGTTCACCGGACTACTCGACAAGAATGGTAAAGAGATATATGAGGGGGATATAATGATTAACCCAAATCATAGATGTGGTAAGAAAAGGTTTTCAGTTGAATGGACTGTTGGTGGATACGATGCACGATATTTTGAACAAGGAAACTACACATTATGTTTATATCCTGTTTTGGGAGAATTTGAAGGGTGCGAAGTCATCGGCAATATACATGAAGAAAGCGAGGTAAACAATGGATAACCTGACATTAGAACATCTAGCGCCATATCTTCCGTATGGGGTACATGCACAAAGTGAAAATGCGGACTTCATCATAACTGGTGCAACTACCGAAGAAGTAATTGGCGATAATGATTTAGGTGAACAAACATGGGATTACGAAGATGTTAAGCTTAGGCTGCGTCCTATGCCATACTTAACCCAAGAAATAGATCATAACGGAAATAAATTTGTACCTCTGGTCGAGCTATTCTGTATAAGATACAATAGAGAGTCTTTCGATATAGTAGAAATAAAGGATAACTACATGAGAATTTCTTGGGACAAAGTTAGATCAAGGATTGACACGTTCATGTATTCTGAATCAACTCAAAGTTTTGCTTTTATAAATCAAGAATCAGGGAAACAATATCGGATTCCATATCAACTAGGCATGTTTAAAAAGATGTATTCGTGGCATTTTGATGTAGATGACCTTATCGGTTGCGAGCTGGCTATCGACATCAATTCTATCGAAGGAAAGGAGACCAAAGGAAATGGATAGCAATTATATCGGCGAGTTCATAGTCATAAAAAACCAAAAACTTATTAAAGTAAATAGGCCGAAATATGAAAAGCCATTTACGTATGTCTCAGACAAAATTTTAAACACACTGAAAGGAGAAAAGAGTAATGGATAATCTAAAATTAAAAGATTTACTGCCCTACATTGGATTTGGGCTTATGGTTGTTGATTCTTATGATGATAAGACAAAACAGCTAGTTGGAGTTATTTCGGATAAAGAAGATGAAGTAATTCTATCTTATAACGGTCAGTTATGTAATCGATATATATCTGAAATTAAGCCAATTTTTAAAAGCATAGACTTTATCGATCATCAGAAAAATGTTGATCTATCTCCGCTTGATAAATCAGCATTAAAAGCATATGGCAATACATCAGGACGATTAGTATATAAAGACCTTATGTGTTTAGCTTCTCTACATATTGATTTATGTAATGCTATACCAAGAGGACTTGCTATTTGCGATGAAAGTGAGGATAAACTACAATTATTCACAGCATGACACCCCGGGAAATAGGCGAACTAATCGAATTAATAATAGGCGATATACTCACATTGGAAGAAGCAGCGGCTATTGAGTGTATCGATCCTCGCGAACTATCACGTGTGATAGATGAGGTGATGACTTTCCGGTCGAGACACTCGCGTAATAATTCGGTGGTTTGCCTAGAACTTGGAAGTTTAGAAAGGAGAAAGGAATGAAACACATAATATGCTTTTCAGGCGGTGAAGCATCAGCTTTAGCAGCAATCGAAGCAGAAAGGAAATATGGTAAGGAAAATATTATCCTACTAAATCATAATATCAATCCTAAATATGAAGATCAGGATATAAAGCGATTCAAAAAAGAAGTAGCTGACTATTTAGAATTGCCAATAACTTATGCGAATTATGACGGTATTCAAGATGAAACATTATTACCAAGTCAATTCGAAGTTGCCCTTAAAAAAAAAGGTTTCAAAGGTTATAACAACACCGAATTTTGCACTTATGAACTTAAAACAAAGCCATTCTATCAATACTTAGAAGCTAACTTCCCAGATAAAGACTGTATAGTTTATTATGGGTTTGGTGAAGATGAATTGCACCGAGTTGAACGCCGAAAAACGATTTTGAACGACATAGAAATTATGTCTGATTATCCAACAGCTATTTGGGGGGGCGCCAGTATTCGGCTTTAATTGAATACTTCCATAAGCAAGGAAAGCAATTTAGTTCTATCGCCTTGATAGAAAAATATAGTGATACAAGTGGTTACAACAGGACAATAAATTCAACGATAGAGATTGGCATTCGTCCACCAAACACATACTCTGTATGGAAACATGCAAACTGTGTTGGATGCTTAAAAGCTGGAAAACAGCATTGGTATTGCGTATATGTTCACCGTAAAGACATATTCGAAGAAGCTAAAGAAGCTGAATCCATTATAGGACATAGCATAATAGCGGAAGGCGTTTGGCTTAAAGATTTGGAGAAAGATTTTGAAAAAATGTTGACTGCTGGGGTGCCAGCCAATGAACATATACCTGATGGTAAATTTTGGAAGGCAGCTAGGAAATATACAAAAAAAGGCTTGCAAGACATGTTCCCATGTGAATGCTGGTCGGCGTAATGAATAACCCCCACCCTAGTATAGTCTAGGGTGGTAAAGAAGAAAACCATGCAATTAAACATAGATTTCAATATCAAATCAACTTACGACATAGATACCGATAGTAACAGTGTGACAGTATCTATCGATAGCAACAAGAGCTTATCCGATCATTTTACAGCACTTGAATTGGCTAAACAAGGCCTTATAAACGCAATCGAAGCATACGTCAAGACCATGCCCGATGGAATGCTTACCGAAAAGGAAATGGAGGATTTAGTTAATACACCACTTAAAAAATTGAAAGGGTTTGAAGTATGAAGAAACTACATGAAATAAAAGACGAATATGCAGGCGAACAGGGCCGTGACTCATGGGATGAGTTTTTCGAATATTGCGAACTAACGCATACTCCTTTGGAAAGGATGCAATATCACCACGACGAAGTTGCCAAACGTTTCGCCATCGAAGTAGCCAAAGAAGCATTAAATAACGCACATGAATCTTGCTTAAAAGGAAGTAATGGTGGTCCAGAAGCAGCCCTGAGATCTATTTTAAAACAAACTAACATACCTAAGCTATGACAAACGTAATAAGCCAAACAACCCAAAAGGCACGCAAAGTTCATAGATGCAACTATTGCAGAATGCCTATCGAAATAGGTACAGAATACACCCGTCAGTACAACGAATTTGATGGAGATACATTCACATGGAAAATGCACACGCACTGCGACCAGATAGCTCAAAAGTTGATCGATTTCAAAGAGTGTGACAATGGCGGTGCTTCCTCTGATGATTTCTATTGGTCGGTAGTCTACAAGTACGAGGAAATAACAGGACTAGTATCCAATGGTAAATCGTTAGCCGAAATGTTGGATGTAGTCAGAAAGGAGTTGGGGGCATGATCACAGCAAACCAACTCCGCGTCGGAAATTACGTAGCATCTGATCATTTCAAAGACCGTGATGTAATTGTCAAGGTACGGTTGATCGGCCAAGAACAGGCTATTGTTGATCATCCCAACGGATTAACAGAGCCTATGCTTTATCAAGGAGAAATGCGAGCTATCAAGCTTACAGAGGAAATACTATTGAAGTGTGGAGCTGTAAAAGTCCCACATAAAATATTTACAAATTGTTTTGAAGTGCCCCTTAAAAGAAATAAGAAGATTGTTATTTCAGATATAGGCACACCTAATTTTATGATGGGTATTGTTGAATGCAATTTTGAAACTGGACAAGTTGAAGATGTGGTTAATGTCCATAATTGGGACTGCGAGAAGGACATGTATTTGCATCAGTTTCAGAATGTCTACTTCGCACTTACTGGAAAAGAACTGGAGGTAAAACTATGGCCCAACTAAGCGAAGACGATCGCATTCTAAAAGAGTTTCTGGACAATAACATTGATTTCTACACTCTCCGGAAAGCTGGTTTTTTTCCAAAAGAAATGAAGAAAAGCGACATCCACGGACAGGCAAAGCGTATCTGTGAGTTTTTTGGATATAAGACAGTTTATGAGTATGGCGCAAAGGCTATCTATGCGCATGTGTCCTATGCCGATGGGCACCGCCCAAGTTGGGTTAATGAGCAGGGAAAGTATGAACAAGCTCCATTTGTTGAAAAGTTCGGCGGATGGGCTGAGGAATAACTATCTACTATGAAAATAACCAAACAACAAAGAGAAGCGCTCCGACTAAAGTATTCGGGGCGCTGCGCCAAGCCTAGACCAAAAATCTAGGCTTTCACCACCGGATCAACCCAATAAACCGAATGATTAGTCAATGTCAGCACGTCGCTTGGAGATACATTACATTGAATAATATCTTCCAACCCATCGCCAATGAGAAATTGAAGATCTCCTGGAGGAACAACCGAACCGCGCAGTATACTTCCCTCATCCAAGACATAAAGGTCTGAAGTAATCATATTGACGCGATTCTTGGTAATCCACTCGCTCAACTCTTCCTTTGTCATCTGCTTGACACGGACAGCTAAATCACGGGCTCCCTGCAATTCTTCGACAGCAATATCCGGAAATTCTTTTCTTACAGTTGCTTCGTACAAATCCCAACGGCCAGTACGTATAGCTTCATTTCTCAGATATAGTTTACGGCCGTATTCCCCGACTTCATTGTAGTATTGTTGCAATGTTTTCATATCTATCATTCTATAAATACACTTCCTTTTAAATCTTCGTCATCCATATTAAGCAAAGCTTCGTCGATAACCAATATATTAGGTTCTTCAAATGGTATTCCTGAAATTCCCTCACAATCCAAAGCAACAAGCCAATCGAACACATTCGGAACCGCGATAGCCTTCCATGTTATATTTTCGCTATCTTCACAATTCGCTGGAGCAATAAGGACATTGTACCCCATTTTTTGAAGCTCCTTCAATACTGAGTGCGTAAGCTTTGCAAATCGCATTTTATTTGTACTTTTAAATAAATATAAGAAATTATGTGTTACCACGTGTCAACTCCAGGATCTACTGATCTAACTGTAAAAACAGATAAAAAAGTCATTTACGAAGCCAACGAGATTTATCACGTTAGTGGCTTTGCCCGTCCCTACCTACCTGTGACACTAAACGAGAGCCAAGACAGCATAGTTGCTGCAAGATGGAAGCTTATCCCTTTTTGGGTAAAAACCGAAGATGATGCTGCCAAATATGCTAACACATTGAACGCCGAATCAGAATCTATTTTTGAAAAAGCATCTTACAAAAATTCGATTCTTAAAACCCGTGGGCTTCTTTATGTCAATGGATTTTATGAACCTCACAAAGTCGCTGGGCAAAAAGACACCGAAAATTATTACATCTACACACCTACAAAGGAAATATTCACTATAGGCGTTGTCTATGCAAATTTTAAAGACTACGAGACGAATAACGTATACCCTACATTTTCAGTTATCACAACTGCTGCCAATCCTTTACTCGAGGAGATCCATAATGAAAAGAAACGTATGCCTTTGATCATTCCTCCCGATCGCCGCGATGCTTGGCTGAATGCTTCCAGTAAAGAAGATGTCCAGCAGCTCATGATTCCATACGAGGGTGAACTTGGAGCGCATAAAGTTTTCCGCGTGACCGGTGCCAAAGGAGATACCAACCGCCCCGACATTCAGGACGCTATTTAGTATTTCTACGCTCCTTCACAACCCATTTTATTGCGGCTTCCAGTTCGTCTGGCCACTGCTTTAGACCCTCTTCCAATATCTTTGCCCCTGCTTCAATTCCAACTTCCTGCGAAGCTGAAAGAGCCGTTTTCCTAATGTGATCGATATACCCGGTTGGTGGTTCTTTACTTAGTTTCATAAAACAAATGTACAATTAGATTTGTTATTTTACTAAATTTGTTAGTAATTTTGATTTATGAAACCTCTCGAAGTCTATTGCCGCAATCGTGTTATGTACGTCCAAATGACTGTACACGATAAGACCATGGGCATGAAAGATTACCATCTTTACAACAAAAACGGTCTTGCCTTTTATGTTTTCAGGAAATCTCAGGGCGTTTGGGAACTCGCCTATGGACAACTTGCAAATGACATCAAAGAAGCGTGCATTGATGCGCTTATACTTCGTTTTGATGATGACGTGCCTGAGCTATTCTATCATAAGGGTAAACGCCAGGTTGTAGAGGTACGTGCGAAAAAATACAGCCTTTGGCATATCTATCTCAATAATGCCTATGTTGGTAGTATAGATTATGACAAGTATTCAAAAGCTTTTGACTATCATATTGAAGATGACGGCCTACTGACGGACGATCACGTGCAAAAATATATCGCGATGATCCAGCGCGGAGAATTAAAGTGGATAAAAGATGATATTCGATAATTTTGAAGTTGATGGCATCCCCCAGGTGGTAAATATAACCCCGTTATTCGGTGGATATTTTCATGTATACATCAATAAAAGATTTGTCACAGATATATCTATGATGAAAGATGGATGGACTGTTCATTTTAATAACAATTCATGGCTGACCAAAGATGAAGCGGACATAATGATCGAGCTTATAGAATCTGGGGAAATTCCAACTGAATAGTAAAGGTGATCATTTGACCACCTTAAAACTCAACTATCTTAAACTTAGTATAATAGTACGGCTTCCATTCCCCCGTAACGGTATTATACATGTAGCTACCGCCTAGCTTTACCTTTCCGATATTGATACCCACATCGGCACCTATATTTACCCTGCCGTCATACATTATGATAGAACTGGATTCTACTTTAAACTTCTGCTCTTTTGGCTCTATTTTAATACGCTTCACGCCATTTATTGTCGCACGTGGGTCATTTATCCAAAAATCAATATAGTGCTTCTTAGGAGCTAGAAAATGACTTCTTTTCCAGTACTCTGCATAGTTTATGTCTGCATTGTATTTGAAATTGAAATGTCCGCTGCCCAACGTATCTTTTCCTCTTACATATTCTATATCTGCCCACTTATCCTCATACCGGAAAGAAGTATCTGTACGATCTGCCTTTAGTAGCTTACCTTCAAGTTTAGCGCTGTATGATATCCAATGTTCAATCTGCTTATCTTTTATACCAAGCAATACATTGACACTATCCAGCTTATTCCTTGCGTTAGTATCGAGCTGATTTACAGATTTAATTACGTTTTCCTTATCAGACATCACCGTATGTTCGAAACCCTCTCTGTCCATTTTAGTTACTATGTTTTTAACATCAGCCTTTACAGCTTCTTTGGCAGCAGGTTCAATTCCTGTCTCTTTGCTCCCTCGGCTTTTGATAAGCAAATAGCTCAGCACTATGACCGCTACGATCAATAGTGCTATAAAAATATTATTTCTCATATTTCAATGAATCAATTACCAAGTCCCTGTTCTTAATCTGTGCATCCTTGTACATGACAGCTTTAGTATAGTCGTCGACTTGCTTTTCAAGCTTTTCGACACGATCACGCAAATAGGCTACTTGCTCCATACACTCTCTACTTCGGTCGTCATTCGTGCTGAAAAGCTTATTGACAAAAGTTGTCAACAGTGTTGTCACGAAAAAGACTACGAAAGCGAGCGGATACTTGTTGATCGTCCTTACTCTTTTGTCTTCTGTTTCCTCTGCCATTACTTCATCATATTATAAAATTGCTTTACTAATGGAATAACTTTTTCTATCCCGATCAACCCCCCATTTACCCGACGACGGATGATTTTGATATCCTCATCGCTTACCGACTTAACCAGGTTCCACAACCGCTTTTGATTGAACATGAAAACAGCAGATTCCAAAGGATATTTAGTTGCTACCAAGTCAGGATTGCTCACACAGTCTTCACCAATGTATTTGCTGAATAACGCGTACATTTCTTTTCCTGTTAACTGCATCCATCCCCGGCCACGGTATTTATATCCTTCTCCTTTGCCGTTCCCCATGCGATTATCATACACGAAGTTTCCAAGCTTCTCAGGCTGACGAAGATATTGTTCGGCCAATGCATCGCTGGTGAACCGTGAAGGCCAAGTTTTACGCAAGGTAGCAACCTTGGTGTATCTCATATCCTCAACGACTATCGTAAAATCACCATTCTCATGCACCATATTTCCCCAAAACTGCGCTACTATTGCCTTTGTGGGTATTCCGAAATGACACTGAAACTTCGTCAATGTCTCGTTACCAAGCACGCCGTCAGGATAAGCCCCGACGACACGCTGTATATATTGTATGCTTTCTTTCTTTGTCATGATTAAAAACCTAGAAAACGTTTACAAAAAGAAAATATAATATTACCAACCATGGTTGAGTGAAACTTTTGATGATCTAGAGGATTGTTAGATTTTATAGAGGTATCAGTTTCTAACAATACAGATGGTACTTTATAATCTGCATATCTACTCTCGACGGTGGCTTCATTTTCCGCATAATTGAAATATCGAAACACTCCTTTATTACCAAATTTTTCAACCAATCCCTCCTCTTCGATCATCCAAGAGTTCGCCCATTTCGATACGCCTATCAACATAGGTCTAACATCAGGCACATGAGAAACAAACCAACCGCCGAAACCGTTTCCCGGTGTACTATAACCTGTGTCGCTATGTCTATCCATGCCCATAAAAAGAGAATCTTTATATAGATTCATTATAGCATCAGCAAACTTGGATTCCTTTTCAGATAAAGGTTCTTCTCCTGCATAATTAACCTCTCCCGGAGTGAGATGTTTCCACCCAGTAACGAAGTTCCTATTTAAATCCACCCCATTCCCATTCTGACGACTGTTTAGTTTGCAGCCAGATGGGTTTAGAACTGGAATAATTACAAAACGCACCGAATTTCGTAACACCCTCAATTCACTTAAATTGCCCGGATTTCGTAACATTTCATCTATAAATGCAGCAACAGTAATAGCAGCTGGACGTTCATATCCATGCGTTGTTGTTGTAATCATGACTGTATCTTTCTTAACATAACCCTGTGTCACAGAATTAGTAAAATATCTACAGTCAATATTGTAATAAATCAAGTCATTGCCGAAATCATCCTGTCCGTAAACAGTTTTTGTCACCCGGTCGGGAAAATCATTGACCAGATTATCATATACTAAATAAATATCATTCATCAATTCCTCATAGCTCGCGGCCCTGAACGGATCTGGAAGAGCAACAGTGCGTGCGGATCTGTAAGTCCCATCGAACATAAACCCATATGTATTCTCACTTACAGGAGTAATGTTACCACCAACCTCGCTATATCGTCCATTATAGAACACTTCTTTTGTAGTCGTTCTAATGTACCCTAACACTGCTAATTTGTAGGTATCATTGGACATTGTAAGCCCTGCAAGTTCTAAAGTATTGGTTTCAGTGTTAAAACCTATCAATATGTGTGTTGAAACGATACCTGACCAGTCTAACGTTGTTGTAAATGTTCTATTTGTTCCCTTATACTTTATATAAACACCTGTAAAAGTGATTGTCTTAGCACTCCAATTAATTACAACAGCAGTATCCCGGCTAATGGAATATGCTGTTGGCTGCGTAAGATCTTTTAATGTTGAGGGTATTACATTATCATTATTTATCTGATACTGGCCATTGAATATAGCAACACCGATGCTTTTCCTTAAAGTTCCCAAAACAAAGTTTTTAGAGACATCAGCGGTTTGGGACACCCCGAAAATATAAGGCACTCCGGTATATGGGTCTATTACCACCACAGCACTATCATCTGTTATTGCAGAAAAATCCAGTGTTTTGGATATACCTGTAAACAACCCATTCGGTGTATCAATGTAGGCATTATTTATAACAACACGTTGATTAATGAAACTTACAGATACACCTCCCGGGCTACCGACATTTTTTGCAATTCCAGAAACAGAGGTGCCGTATGTATTTCCCTCGATTGAGTAAAATCCATTGACAAATACTTTCTTCTGATCTTTTCTTACTACGAGTATAACTTTAATCTCTTTAGGTAGAGCCATATCAGAGCCTGCAGCCTTTAAAGATCCGTCTTTGTCATAATAAATTAATACAGTATTTGCTGTAATCGGAGTAGAATCGTCAATCTTAGCAATATTAACTGTTGCGTTAACCGTTAACCTTAAGCCGTCTTTTAAAAGCACCGCGTTGGTGAATACTACTTCATTAGTTGAAAATTTGATATTTATAGTACTGGCAGATCCTAATGATACAACAGTTGGATGGACATCTTTTTGAGTGTAATTGAGACCTATATTACCTTTTATTGTGTATAAACCGTTAAATTCAATCAGTTTTAGAGATTTTCTCAATGATCCTAAATAATATAGTTCATTAGTATCTTCCACTGATCCCACCCCAACCAGTTTAATTGAACTGTTTGATGGATCAAAAGCAATAATAATTTGATCTTGTGCAATTGCCGACCAAGATAATATTTCGGTCACATCAGGTCGTACAACATTATTATTATCTACTTTTAATCTCGCTCCCCTTGTAGTTAATTGACCTAGTTCAAAATCAAATTCAAAAGTTGATGGACTTCCTACACTTTCAGCACTTGCTTTTGATTTAGGCAAAGCCACACTGCTTCCTAAGCTCCAGGTAGTACCGTCCCACCAAAGTTTCATAATACTTCCTGATGGATTAACAAAGCTATTGCCGCCGTATGTCCACGTCCCTGCTTCCAGTATTTCCATGGTACGAGTCTGCCCTGTTGGTCCGGCTGGCAACGCTCCTGCTGGTACTGGTTTCATTTCTATACCTTGAACACTTAAGAACTGATTGGCATCTTGAAAATCTACATATTGCGCTTCTCCCGTTTCGTTTTTACCGATCATCATTTTATCAGCTCCGACAATATTCGAAGCTTTGTCCATGCCCTGCCAAAATTTTACTGTTGCCATGTTTTACTTAATATTAGAATCCTCAAAATAAGAGTAGATATACTCTGTTGTTTCCTTGTCCGTGTTTACGATCTCTGCTAATACCCCGGAAAAACTCGACCTTAGATAGTCGATAGTTCCCTCTACTAGAATAAATCTTTTGTTATTTAAATACTTGCCTATATTGGCTGTGATATACCGTGTTTGATTGTCTTGTAGGTAATCATTTCCTTCATCTACCTGTATGTATTGTTCGCTTACACATCGTATTGCAAAGTGGCTGAATGGGTCAATCCTTTTAAGATCGAATCCTATCCGTAATTCATCATGAGCGCGCGCGTATGTTTTTGTAAGCTGTCTTAAGGAATGAAGCAATAAAGGCTGACGCGAATTATCCCAAGGGGTATACCAGTCTTTGGTCATCTGCCCTGCCTGATTGTATATGATGCTTAGGGAATCTTCGCGGTATTTGTAGAAGTACCCATTCTGTCCGAATGTCTGATAGTCTCCCCACATCAGGTTACGACGATCTGTTGGCTTTGTAAACCTTCCTTGGAGCATGGTTTGATAAACAACTCCTTTTGGGGTTTGATCGTCATTTACAAACTGTATGGATAATGACTTGACGTAACTATCGAGTCTTGTTATTTCGTTATTGAAGTTATGCTTACTGTTCTTAAAAATACTCGTGCAAAAAACCTTAACGAACATTTTAGCTTTGCTCAGATCGTAATTTTGATCTATGCCATTCGCCGCTGTAACATTCAATTCGAAAGATTCCTCAACGGCTATATTCTTATTATTGTATTTGTTGCCGAAAGTAAGGGGATATGCCCTATTTTTATCTAGTGTATCTACACCGTCTTTCCTAGTGAAAAAGAAGTAATTGTTACCTGTGAAAGATCCTTTATTAGGATTTGTTTCAGGACTATACACAGCATAATCTGGTTGCGATGGATTGTCATTAAACTCTATGTAAATACCTACCATAAGGGAGCTTTCAGGCTTACCAACAGCATTAACCTTTACTTTAAATGATGTCTTTCTCTTGTCGAGAGTAGGTATAGGGAATTTATCGCTTTCGAGTATTGGATAATCTATGTCATCGACCGTAAAAGGTATTCTAAATTCCAAATCTTCATACAAGGTATTGGTAAGGGTATCAATTTCTTGTAGCCATGTTCTTACTGCAGGTATACTTGCGCTGTATGTGTCTTTTATTTCACCGTTACTTTCATATTCATATGCTATATCATTTGTCAATGTGTTAAGAAATAATTTCCAATATGGTAATTTGTTATCAACTACTTTTAACTGTGAATTGTACGGATAAATCAAATCAGATCCATTATTTTGAAGATAGGTATTCTTTGCACCGGCAGGGATTATAGTACGTTCCCCACCAGTATTTATTTCACTAAAATATGTTTCTCCAAATGTCACAATTGAACTACTTATAAAAGTTCCATCATATGTATACTTCCAAAGTTTGCCATACCCTTGTTCCTGGTTATATTTATTGACAATCCACCATTCCCCATTTTTTTGTGTCAAAAGGCAGTTATACTGGTCCATTATTGACCGTAGGATATTGTAGCACTTTTCTAAATCACCTTTTTCGATATCAGTAACAGTGCGCCACTCATTTACAAATGATGCTGCTAATGGGTTTAAATCAGCCGATGCAAACTGATCACAACTCATATCACATATTATATTAATATTCAAATCTAAACCGGTCTCATAAAGGCATTTTATTATTATTGCCAATTCTGATACTGTTTCAGTCATATTGGTAGTAACAGGATAATCTACGTCTTTAAGAATGCCTATACGATCGGAAGCTGTTAAACTGATAACAGGATTACTCTCAATAGCAACTGTAAAGAAGTCAGGCGTTACAAAACCAATCCATTCAATAGCATCATTATACTTGAAAATACAGCGCAACTCGGTCTCGTCTGATGTTGCCAAATCATCTATATTGAAAAGCATATCTTCGAAAAACTCCATAGTGGCAGATGTGGCACGAATTGCCCCTCCTTTTTCGCTTCGATCATTTCTATAAGTGAGAGAGAATGGGTTTGAGCTGCCTTCAATTTTGTTTTTATCGCGCTCAGGATCGTATGAACCGTCAACATTCACCGTTACAAATCGTCCGCGGTCATCCTGTAAATAGTCTTCATTGTTGACTATGATAAATGCTTCACCAACGTACCCATCTACCTGAAGCTCGATAGAAAGTTTATCACCATATCGGTTACAATAGTTCAATATGTATTTAGTATTGTATGCCATTATGAAAGTCTAGTGTTTTGTTTTTTATTCCAATCTAAAGCACCTACTAGATTGCCATTCTTTAATTCAAGCTGAACTACTTGTCTACTGTTATCATATCGTGCGCCCCTGAATTGTGAATAATCATAAGATGATGATGTATTGGCTGAATAACCTCCTGAATATCCACCGCCAGTAACTGAACTAACTGATTTGTTAACTGATGCCGACGCGATAGCTCCTAAAGCAACCAATGCTGCACCAGCTGCAATAGCTAAATATGGGTTTTTTATTAAGTTTTGTAGCGCAATACCCGCGACACCAAAGGCGATCATTTGTTTACCAATTTGCTGAGCTAGACTCCCTAAAGTACTTAATAGACTTTTACCAATTGCACCAAGAATATTACCACCGGTTGCTATAGCTTCACCTAAAGCCTCCATGCTATTGCTGATAATGTCTACTAATCCTTGTTTCATTATATCACTTATAGCGTCTCTTGTTTCTTGAAATTTTAACTTTAGATCGTCTAATGCTTTTGCTGTAACATCTATATTTAAATCCTTAGGTTCAATTTTTGGTATAGTAAAATCCATTAGTGGAGAAGCTGTTTGAGTTTTCATTTTTGAAATAACAGCGTCTAATTGTTCCTGTAGTTTAAGTCCTCCTACCAAGGCAACCTTAAAAGGGTCAGCATTACCAATTTCCTTTATAACCTTGTATATCTCTTTATATTTTAGGTCTATATTTTCAAGCTGGGTAATTAATAAGTTCTGATCACGCCCTTGTTGAATGAATTGATTTAACTCAGCATTAAGACTAGCCATTTTCTCAGCAAGTTTTTTTGCGGCATCACTCAATCCAGTAATAGGTGTGTTTGTAGCATTTGCCGATTTACCTATTTGCGATATAACTCCTGATACCTCATTACTTGCGGCAGCAGTATCTTTACTTGTAGTCTTAAAGGCGTCTAAATCATCACTTAATCCCTGCAACCATCCACCAAATGAATCTAATCCAACAAATTTAGATAGAGAAGCAAGCGCGCTATAAATCGTCTGAGTGGCACTAACTACAATGTTTACTATTCCATTAAAAGCGTCAACGAATAAGTTTTTGAATCCATTCAATACACCGCTCCAATCTCCACGAAGTAAAGCTGCAAGCGTATTTAAAATATTAGTGATTAATGTGATTACTGTATCAACAGTGTTGAGTATTGTTCCAAAAGCGGCCCCAACAGACTTTACAACACTATCTCCGATACGATCCCACACGGCAATTACAAAAGTTTTTATGCTTTCAAATATTGATTTCAAACTTTGCCATAGAGAGTCTGCTGCATTTTTAATTGAATCCCAAAACTTAGCGCCTTGACCTGAAGTGAAATAGGTTTTTATTTCGTCCCAATATTTAATTATACCGGCGACTGCAAGTCCAACTGCCGCAACCGTTAAACCAATTGGTCCTGTTATTGCGGCAAATGCAGCACCTACTAGCGGAGCTAATTGCATAAGACTTCCTAAAGCGACAAGGAAAGGCCCTAAAGCAGCAACAGCTAGCCCGACACCAACGACTAATTTTTGTGTTTCTGGTGTAAGTGATCTTAGACCAGATACCATATCCTTTAACCGTGAAATTATAGGCGTAACAATTGGCAATAAATTACTACCCAACTCAGTAGTAAGATTAGTTATTTCAGTACGGAAAGCGCGCATTGTACCGCTAGCTCCCTCGGCTTCCCTTGCAGCCTGACCTTGCGCTGCCCCCGACTGTTCGTATATGAGTGCTAATGTAGCGGCCTGTTTTGCAGACAATGATAATTCTTTACCCTGCTCACCTAAACCTAAAGACAAGGCCTTTGCTTTGACTAAAGCATCATTTGCTGCCATACCATAGTTATCTAACATGGTATTGTTTCCTTTTAGTGCTCCGGTTAATGCTCGCACAGCATCTTGGGTTGTACCCCCATACATAGCTGTTAAGTCCCCCGCAAGCTCAATTAGTTTTGCACTTTGTTTACTTGCTTCACTTTCTGTTAGGTTTCCAATGTTGATAAGCATTGAACTCATCATATTGGAATACTCTATAGCTTCTTTTTTCGCTATACCAAAATACGTAGGGAGATTGTCTGCCCATTCTTTTGTACTTCCTGAAGCTTGCTTCAAAACTTGATCAACAGCGCCTAAAGCATCCTCAAAGTCAGCAGCCATATTGTAAGCCGCACCTGCAGCTGCTGTTATGGGGGCGGTTATACCAATGGAAATAGCCCCTCCAATTGCTTGAAATGATTTGCCTATTGCTGCTATTTCTCTCCCTATTCCCTCAGAAAAATCATCCATAACGGCCTGAGCCCTGTTCAGATTACGAACAAAATCATCTATTTGGGCGTCAATTATAGCGGTGAAACTCATTTTTTAGCTGTTAATCGTTTGTACTCTTTTATTTCTTCCTTGAGAAAATCTTTGATCTGTTCGCTAGCCTTTCTTACGTTGCCTTTTCCTTTGAATGATTTTAGATACGAATCGAAGTCTCTTGGAAGTGTTTTGGGGTTTCGGCTTGGTGCAGTAATAACATTAAATGTTATCCATTTTAATTTTAGCCATTTATCATCCTCTGATCGGTTATAGTTTTCTGACATGATGATGTATTCACACCATGGCATATCAAGGAATTCCGAGAGCCTTAAACCTAGTTCTCCACAGGCAAAGGCTACTCGATCTTCCCAGGACACTATAACGCTTTCTCCTCCGTTACTACTGCTTCCGTCTTTTTTTTAACTCCATATGTAATAGAGTTAGTAAAACACTTAAGCACTTTCACAACTTCTTTAGATGAAAACCCTTTTACATCGTCTACCCAATCATAAAAATCATTAACACTATACTTTGATAGGTCTTTTTCTTCGGTAGCGTTAACAGCTCCCAAATACACTAATAAGGGAATGAACTTAAATGGATTCTTAGCGATATGCTCCTGAATCTTATCTAGTTCAAAACCTCTTTCAATTAATTCACCAACTACCCATGTTCCAAACAAGAGTGTGATTGTAATTCCTTTAAGCGTTATAGTAGTCTTATTCATGATATTTTAAATTAAGGTGCAGCGTGTGGATCTGTCTCAGAAAATTTACCTTGTGAAGTAAGAGAAGCTGTAAACGTTGCGTCCTCTCCGGCTTGAAAGCTGTCCGATAGGTCGGAAATAAATCCGCTAAAGTACCGGTAACCCATAGGCCCGCGGCTTAACCGCCAGTCAGTAGGAATGCCTGTTTCTAGGTGTGCTTCCTGCAGGGCGTCCAGTTCGTCATAACTTGCCTGAGCAGATACGCCCCCAACTTCAGTTGTGTCGATGAATTCGCCTTCAATAGACACTGTCCTGTCTAATGATTGTGGCTTCCTGACTGTCTGCCCCTGTGTACACATATTCACTTTTTCAAGCATGTTCATAGTCTTTTGAACTGATGAAGAAGTCAAACATACTACAGGCTTATACGCTGACGCTGTGGTATCCCAATACGCTAGGGTACCTTCGTGACCTGGGATGTTTTTTTCGTTTGCCATTTCTTTATTGATTTACTGTGATTGAATAAATTAAAATCTTGCTTAAGGCCGTTTGTCCGTTTGCAAACTCGTCTGTCTGCTGCACTATTGGAGCTTCGACCTTTTGAATGTTTATGTAAGGTGATACTAGGTTATGACTTCGGCCTGTACGGATAGCTTTCTTTATTATGTCCGCTACAGTTTCGGATAGGGTTCGATCGGTTACAGCTGCTGTCGCAAATTTTGTTACTATACGGATAGTGATATTTTGTTGCATTCGTTCAGCACACATATTCTGAATAGCTCCTAAATTTTCTTGTTGATCTTGAAGTACGATATAGCACGAAGCATTATTTATCGAAGGAATAGCAATATTTGGATTAACAACACCATCAAAAACAGGTATCTTTTTACCTTGTATTGATATGTTACCAATAGCCGAATAAATAGCTGTCCTTATTGCCTGTGTTGATTCCATTTAGCTTATTACGTCTTTACCCAATATTTCTTTCAACTTCTTTTCAAACTCAATTTTTACTATCAGAAAATTATTGTACAGATATGGCTTTCCTTGCAAAGTTCCCATGCCATTTACATAGAATTTCATCGCGATATCTTTAACCCACTGAGGATAGTTAGAAAGTATGTCTACTGCAAATAATCCTGTTCCAAATTCTATGTATGCCGGCAATGGATCGCTACCCATAACACCTACTTCTCCCTGAAGCCCTCCTTTAGTAATTTTATTTTGAACTACAATAAAGTTTAGGCTTAGCTCAGGTGTACTGTTCCTTGTTAGAGAACGTGCAGCCATTATTTCAATCCGGGTAACTGAGTCTATTACTAGTTTGCGAATTTGCTTCACTATATCGTTGCGATACCGCTCAAGATCTCGACCTACAGTATTTATAATGGCTCCTCTCCTAGCCATTGTTAGGCTTCGTTATATCAAATACCCACTCTTGTCCTGTACGGCAATTTTCAACCGTTGGCGATGTGATAATCTGATAGTCGCTACCTTTCCATTCTACTACCATCGCGATAGTAGGCTCAAAGTTTTTCCTTACCTGGACACCTACCCTATAAGTTGAGGGTAATCCCATTTGCACCTGCTCAATATTCCTGCTTTGCTTTAACTGCCCTATCCTTGCCCAAGTTGATAATACTTCAACCTCAGTTGGAATCCATCCACCTGATCCGTTTGAAACCTGTTCAAACGATTTGAATTTTATCTTCTGGTCATATCCTCCTAATCGCATCATAGCTAAAACATTGGGTTTGTTGAGTTCTGTCTGTACGTATAGATAGATGCATTGTTAGCTGTGCTTTCAGCTCCATCACCACCGAAATTATCCCTGTTAGCGTAATCGCTTGCCACGTCCTGAATAACTGCTTTTTGAACATCTTCCGGCATTGGCTCATAGGTTGATAAGGTGGAAATAGTATAGTTCCGTCCAGTCCATATTTCAGCCTTATGAACCGCCCCATTTAAGAGAGTGGTTAAGTACTGATCCTGATCAGGGAAATCTATATTAAGAGCATTCTTTACATCGTCCAACGTTACCATAACTAACAGCTTTTACAAGGTCCTACTTTCTTTGTCTGCTTTTTAACAGCAGCCTTAGCCTTTTTCTCTGATTCGGTTTCCTCCACATATTCGGCTACTTTAGTACGAACTAAATAGTTGGCTCTTCCCTCCGACACTTCACCCTCAGTCCCTGCTATTTGCCCGTTGTGGTCTTTCAATAGTTTTACCTTTGCCATCTTGTTTGGATTAGTAAAAAAGGCGGCCGTGACCGCCTTTCCCAATTAAAAAATATATAACCTATGTATGAGCCTATTCTCCTGGTTCAGGTGCTGGTGGAGTCAACAATCCTTTAACGATTGCATCTTCATTGAAAATTGCCATAGTCACACGCTCCTCAATACGGATCATGACTTTGTTTTCAGAAGCCAGTGTGAAACCGGTATCGATAACTTTTAATTCAGGCTGAAGTCTGCGAAGGAATAATATCACGTTTCTATCGAACGTTAAGAAATTGTTTGTAGCAATTTCTGTTGATTCAACATTTACCAATCCTCCAACTGAAAGACGACCGTTTGCAAAAGCTACTGAACCTGCAGGTAAATCGTACTCTCCTGAGCCGTCCGCTTTATTCAATCCGATACTAACAGAGTCTAATGGAGTCAAAATTGTATTTGTACCGCGGTAGAACTGTTTTGTATCTTGAACAATTTGACCATAAGCGGCACTGATAATGCGATCTACTGGCTTAGTGAATGCTCCACTATAAGGGGTTGCCACATCTAATAGACCAGCAACAGGATTTGTACCACCTGGCGCACCATTCAACACAAACTTGTTTTCAGCCAATTTCAATGAAATCAACAGTTTGTTTTGCAAATAGGAAATTAACCAAGGGATGTCATCCAACATTTCGCGATCGATGATCACATAACCTGCCAACCATTTGAAGAATGCTGATTGTGATGTTAGGTCAAAATCAACCTTAGGTTTGGGACCACTACCGGAAACCCAGGTACCTACTTCACCTTCTCCCCCATTCTCTTTAGGGTAAATAACGCTGTTGCCGTCCGATGTACCTTGTGGTAATTGATCAGCTAACCATACACGATCGTACACACTAGGGATAATAGGTGTTCGTACGTCCTGGATCCAAGGAGTTGCGCCTGGGAAGTTGTTTGCGATAGACATATCACCTACAGCCTTCATTGAGATTGTCAGCTCGCCACCGTCATAACCTTTGATCTTCTCAGCATTTTCTTTCAAAGACTCTGCTAAATATTCATTGAAGGTTTTAACCACGCGCTCGTCACCGTCTAAAGCTGTTTGGGATGCTTTTTTAATTTGAGCAGAGAGTTTAGCCATTTCCTTGTTAAACTCTTCTTTTTGTTCAGCAATGGATTTGGTTACAATTTCGTTTACTGCCTTTTCAGCATCTTCTTTTGAAACGTAGTCTTTACCCTCAAAAGCTTTCTTTACTTCTTCTTCAGCAGCTTCTTTAGCGGTCTTTTCGACCAGCTTCATTGCTTCCTCCTGTGCTTTTTTTTCTTCTTCTGTCATTACTTTAATGTTAAAACTTGAAAAAATGATTTGTTCACAGTCGGCTCATCCGTCGAAGTGGTTTCGTCTGTTGAGTTAGCTACACTCTCACCGCTCGGCTCCTCGTCAAGTGACTTTAATATTGATTCGATTTGTTTTAGTCTCTCGTCAGAATATGGAAGGTTGAACATTTTGGTCAACAATCCCATTAATTCAGATGGAGAGTCAGCGCTTTTTAACGCTGTTACAAGACTTGTTCTATTTGATTGTTCCTTGGTTAAGAAAGAATACTCTTTTAGGCGGTATTCCTCTACAATTGACTTATTCTTGCCGTTACGCTTCATGATCCAAGCACCTATTGACATGCCAGCTTCAAACCCGTTATCTACAAGGAACTTCACATCGTAAAAAGCGTCACGGCCTAAATTGGTCTTCATGTTAAACTGGGTACCTGTCTTTAATCCTATTGGATCTTTTGCATCAATAAATGCCGGAACACCTATCAATTGATTATCATCATGGTTTAAGTATACCTTGATAATCTTCGCACGTTCGTTTACTGTTTTTAGGAATGAATCAGGGCTAGAAATATCCCCGTGGCTATCTTTTAGGTTATAAGTGTTCGCATAACCTTCAACATAACCCTTTACATCATCTAGTTCAGATAAGTTAGTGGAAATTGATTTCTGTAAAAATTCACTCATTGCTAAAATTATTTGCAATCAAAACTAAAACATTTAGCTTTATTTAGCAAATTTTTAGCACAAAATTTTAGCACATTTTAGCAGAAAAGGTTTATATTGCTGAATTTAGGCTTTGAGCATAGCTTTCAGACACATAAATAACGATACACCCACAGTTGATTGTATTCTTCGCGCTAACACCGTCAGCGTGGGGGCGCATCATGTATTCTGTCACGTTATCTTTTGGGTCAGTGACTTCAAATAATTGGTTTTCCGGTATAGCTTTGTCATTATCCATAGCAAGATGCCAATCCCTTGGCACTTTCGCATATCTATGTACCCATATTTTGAAAATAGGCTCTCCGGTTTCACTTTTCCAGTCATCTTTAGCCTGGTCCTTAGCAATATTACCTATTCTTCCAATTTCGGTACGTGTTATCGTCCTTGCTCTTTTTGATAGGTTGAAATCGCTAAATTTATCACCAAGAAACTCTACCATTTCAGCAGGGGTATAGCCTAATGCTCTACCAATATCCAAAACTTGCTGAATATTCTTCTTAGTAGTTTCATTAATAACACCTGCATTTGCAGCAAGATGTTGGGTAATATAAAATCTAATAGCATCCAGCCACGTGTAAATAAAAAAGTCAGCGCTCTTTGTTGTTAGCCTGGTAAATGTATCATACTGGAACCTAACAAAGGTCATAAATACCTCTTGATATAAGGATTCTAATGCATCAGCCATCGGCTTAGGGTCGAATGATCCAATAGTATTAATAGAGTCATTTATCTGCTTTCTTAGAGCGTTAAAAACGACTATATTATACTTATTCTCATAGGCATTAAGCATTCTATCCTGTGCGAGGATTACCCTATTTAGCTTTTGCTTTGATCTATTCATTACCTAATGTTATTCCACTTGAAAAGTCCGACAATGGCACCATGCCACCTGCTATAAAGATCTGATTGGCGTATTCTTCATCTACTTCATCATATCCAAGCATTACACGCACCTCATTGATGGTGCAAACCTTAAGCAATGCTTCGGCTTCATCGGTGGATAGCTTTAATTCGTCGTATATGCTTACATCATAGTCTACCTTGTAGTTTTTCTTATCTCGTTCTGCAAAAGGCTTAACAAGCCATCTATTTAATGCATCTTCCTCAATTGATAGATAAGGGACAACAACATCGGTAACTAAGGATAGCTTCGCTTCTTCAAGGTTATGCTGTATCGGATTTTCGTTGAATAGTACAGGATTTACACCCCATAACCAAGGAAGTTTAAAGCCGGACCACTTAAGCCCTTCGAGTACCGCCAAAGCCGTTGGACTCAGCGCCATTGATGTATATTGCAAAGGCATTGACGAAACTACTACTTTGTTCTTGTTGTCGGTACCGTTGATCTTCTTGTCTACAATATCGGTAGTCGCTTTATTCTGATCGGGAGTCAACCACAATTTAGGATCTGCATGGTTAGGGCTTAAGATACCTTTGGCCCCTTCATTCTCTGTGCTGTTGATCCAGGCTTTCAATGAAGCATCGTTAAGCTGCAGGTACTTCAATCCAGACTCAAGCGGCGCCATTCCCCTATCTTGACTTCCCATCGAATCATATTCAGGGTTTGCCCTTTTGATCTGAAGCACATCTTTAGCATCCAATGTACGTGTGAATCCATTCAATAGATTAAGTTTCCATCCTGTTATTGGCTCATTTACATTCCCACCACCATAAACAGGAGTCATAAGGTTTGCCGGAGCAACATATAATTCAAGTGCGATATCACTATCATCGGCCGTCTCCCGGTATAGGAAGTATTCGCCCTGGGCATTGTAGAATATACGCCCTAATTCGGACAGATCACGCCATGACTGTTTGGGGTTTGGGTTTTCCAAAAGGGCTTGAAGATCATGACCTGTTGTAGCGAATTCAAGGGCTTTGGTTGTGTATATTTTATACTTACTTATCTCAATCTTTGATTTTGATTTCTTGCAGCTCTTGTACACCTTTGCCTTTTGGTCGGGCTTTTCCTCATATAGGTAAATTGGGGCAATTAAGGTCTTTTGGACTATCTTGTTGATGATGGAATAAACCTCGGGGTTTGACTTATACCCTTTCTTTATATAATCCTCACAGGAGTAGTTATAAAACACCACATCATTAAATCCGACCAGATTGCCGTAAAGTATGGTATTAAGGACATTGTCCAAGTGCCTTTTATCTGTTTTAGGCGCAATACCTAACGCCTTTTTTGCATAATCTACAATACCCATTTTATTTTATCCTATTGAGAATTCCCAGTTAAATAACTCTATTTTTTCCCTCATCATGAACATATCCATTAAATCGGGGGACTGTCCAGACAAGAAGACTTTCATTTGGTCCTTAGGCAATAACCTAAGCTTACCATCCATATCTGTTTTATCTCTCTTTATTGCTTTACGCTCATGCATAAAACGTTGACGTACGGTCATCTTATCATCATACATCGTATTGGCTACTTTTTCAGACACTTTGTACTTACCTTTTTCAACATTATCACCCGAACGATAATAACACTGTGTCTTTTGGTTTGCGTAGTTTTCACCATTTTCAGCCGACGCCCCGTTGTTGAATTCAATTGCGCCCACTATAAAACCATCTACGAATGACCCTACACCATCATTATCAAAAACAACATGCCTATTCTCAACACCATAGGACTTGCAAAAGGTCTCTATCGTGTCGATAACGTCTTTACCATTTGATTTAGGTATTATGGCAATGTCGATCAATTCGAACCCATCCCAAACCCCAACAATAAACTTATCGCTCCCTTTCATGGCGATATCGGCAGTTATGTACTTTATCCCGGTCCTTACATCAAACTTGTTTTCAAACATTCCTTTGAAAGCATAGTAGTTGTAAATATCCTTAGGAGATATAGCCACCTTCCAGTTACCTTTTAGTAATGCCGCCTTTGTGTCTTCGTCCTGAGCCATAAGGTTACCCAAATAAGCGGGATCGACGTTTAATAAGGCCTTATTGTCGTAAATACTTCCTGAAATGAAAGTAACTGACTTAACAAAGTGCATTGGATCAATACCCGACTTGGTAACCTGCTCTTCCAAAATATGCCAAGCCTTTTCAATAGCTTCTTGAGCTGTATCACCCCATATATAGTTGTTACCATCAACAACCAAATAGCGCAACACTCCTTCCCGTTCGGGGATAGGGTACCCTGTTTCTTGATCAATCCACCATTCTATAAACTCAGCAACCCAGCTATCAGGATCAGGGTTACACGTTGCACGTACATACGGTTTTACGCCACACACGGACCTATTACGAGTAAGAAGGTAAAAGAACATCTTTTTAGAGAAATGGGTAAGCTCGTCGAATCCTATAAACGGTATCTGTGAACCTTGCCAATCATGGATATTCTTTTCATACTCCAAATGGGAAAACTTTAGCTTACTTGTCCTTTTATCACCAAAGTAAAAATCCCATTCAAGGGATGATCTTCTTGGAGTTGCGCCAGGAACAAGGCTAAAAACTTTATCCGACGTGTCCCATAAACCACCTTCAGCGCTTATCTGCGGGCTAGTACGACGAAATATAACAGATCCGAATCCGTCAACATCCTTGTGTCGTAATAACTCCAACAAAAGAGTGAATGTCTTACCTACGCCAGCAGCTCCCCCACCGATCACAATATCAGCAGGAGACGAAAGAGTTTTCATTTGATACCCTTCTTGCGGACGTATGTAATTAATCTCTGCCATTATCCGGTAACTGGAATATTGTTACACCACCTTGAAGCTTTTCGCCGTCACTGGTAACATCAATCTTATCACCATACTTCTTAGGCTGCATCTTACCAAGCATCCATTTACGTGCATCTATCCTCAACCGGTCCCTATTAATAGCATCGTGATTGACTCGCTCTATCCCATTATCATCAGTATATATATCTTCATCCTCACAGTCGGCAATGTTCAATATTTCTTCGAAAATGTTGTCTGCTCGCTGTTCCCTCGCGCGCGCGTAATCGTCCGATCTTTGTAGTTTATCAATCCATCTTAGAGCCGTAGAATGTGAAAGGGAATCAAGTTTAAAAAACCCAATAGCTTTAAAGGTTGCTTTGGTCAATGACATATTGGTAGTACTCATTTCATCAAAAATATAGTCAAGGATTTTGTTTTTCTCCTCGTCTTTGATTTCTGAATTATTTTCTTTCTTCTTTGCCATTGCTAAAATAAGTGCTAAATAAAAACAAATCTAAGCTAAAAATTTTAGCTATCAAAAATTTCACTGCTAAATTTATTTGCAAAAAGAAAAGCCTGATCACTTGGGAGGTGTCAGGCCTTAAACTAACCAATTATAAAGTCAAAGTGCGAATAAGACTCTAAATCCTTATGATAGGTCCAAACCCGTCTTCATATTTGATGCTCAAATTTACCAATATAATTAGTATTTTAAAACTTTTTAGCTATTTATTTTAGCTTAATTTTAAATCCTCATTCAACTTGGATATTACAGCTTTTTGGACTTCATCTATTATGGACCAGTCCGGAGCAATATATATATCAGTTGTGCTTGTATCTCGATCGGTGTGGTTTAATGCAATAGACACGTCCTCTTTGTGCTTCTTGCAATCGTTCCTGGCTATTGTAGCAAAGCTATGGCGCGCGTAATAAGTGCTGATACCTTCATCGATACCGATGTTTTTAGCTATACTCTTTAGCCCTTTATTTATTGCCAAAATTAGGTTTTTTGAGTTGGACCAATTTTCTTTAATAGACAGGTACCAATCAACATACGGCTTCGCTTCTTTGGGTATAGCCACGCTGATAAATCCCTTATCTTTTCGACGGCTCTCGACTTTGGATCTATTATAATTTAGCCTTCCATGTGACTGGTATAAATTATTCTTCAGATCAACCGCATTTATGCCGCACATCATGAATATTATCATAAACATGTTCTTACCTATCATCTCGGATCTGTTCAACGGCTGATAATCCCTTATCTTTCGGATATCCTCGATTTTCAACGATCGCTTTGCCGTGGCTTCCATTTTAGGCACTGGGACTTTGGCAAAAGGATTTTGAGGTACCCGGATAATACCAAGGTCATCATCATTATACTTTTCCTTGAACATGTCAAATATCTTCTTGAATCGGAAGTAAACAGTATAGAGGGAATTACCAGATACAACGTTTGAAGTCTTCTCTATTCTGTTCGTTTTTTCGGGACCTGTGTACCTCACAATCTTATGGGGAGTCTTGACGTATTCTATGAAAGCTTTGATATACTTCGATGTAATCTCATTTGACATCAACGGCCGGCCACTCTGATAATCTTTAAGATGATTTATTGTACTTCTGTATGTACTTACGGTATTCGGCTTTTTCGTCTTTTGTATCTCCGCAAAGCATTCGTCAAGGAATAACATAAAATCGATCTCTTTACCGTCGGCTGTCAATATATCTTTTAGCTGCGATGCCGTGTACGTCTCCGCCTTAAGGCCCAAAAGGCTGATTTTCCTTTGAAGGTCATTTATATCCTCAGAAAGGTAGGTTATGACGAATTTCTGCTTAATAGTCCTATCTTTGTTCAGCTGGGCTTCAGTGATAACGTGGGAGGTTTTTATATAAACCGATTTACGCTTATGTGTTAGTCGAAAAACAACAACCCAAGATCCATCCTGGCGCTGATTGTTTTGTAGAATTGTTGGTGTTATTGATGCCATGATTATTACAAAACATTAACAAAACATTTGATAACAAACTTAAACATTTTACATTCAAGTTTGATAAAGATATTAGTAAAAAAGTTGATTATATGAGTTTAAATGCAATAACTAAGGATTTTAGTAGATATGCGGCAATCTTTGACATGGACGGTGTTATAAGTCACACCAATCCTTTCCACGCACAAGCCTTTAGAGCTTTTTTTAAAAACCACAATGTGCAACAAGCTACAGAAGAGGAATTTGAACAGCACATGTATGGTAAGCACAATAGTTATATTATGCAACATTTCTTTAAACGTCCAATTTCTCCTGAAGAACTGAGCACGCTTGAATTTGAAAAAGAGCAACTTTTTAGAGTAATTTACAAAGACCATGTAGCGCCTATAAAGGGGTTAATTGAGTTTTTGACAGCCTTAAAAGAGAAAGGTTTTAAGCTTGCTGTAGCGACATCTGCTCCGCGGGAAAACATGGATTTAATTCTAGACGAATTGAATATACGGCAATTATTTTCTTCCACACTAAGCAGCGAAGACGTGAAATTACATAAACCTCATCCTGAGGTTTACCTAAAATCGGCAGAAAATCTTCAAATTTCAACCGATCGCTGTATCGTTTTTGAAGATTCTTTTTCAGGCATTACTGCAGCTAAAAATGCTAATATGAAAGTTGTAGCCGTACTTTCAACGCATAAAAAAGAAGAATTACCAACAAGCAATATTTATATCAATAATTATACGGAATTATCAGTTGCGAATGTTGAAGCTATTTTAAAAATACAGTAG